ATCAATTTGGTACCATGCCATTCTCTTTTATATATTTTGTTGTACTATCCACGCACATGGATGCACAGCCGCTAGTCCCGGACATCGAAGACAACATCCCGCTTCCCGCTCATGCTCGGGAAGCCCTACCTGAGTTGTCTGCGCCCGAAGAGATCGAGATGCGGGCAAGGACAATTAAGTTGATCTCGGATCTCACGCTGACTCCGCTTGAGCCAACGGAAGCAGATGCCGATGCTGCCAAGGAATTGGCACGCGAGATGGTCGAGAACCCGCAGGCGAAGCCCGACTTCAGTATCTATCCGAACGAAGTGATTGCTTTGTATGCCGGTATCGCTGCCCGATACAACCACATGATCGTCAAAGAGCTATCTGACCTGAAGCTCTACGTGGTTAATAAGTTGTTTGAATCAGTGGAACAGGCCGATGACCTCAAAACTCGGGTCACAGCCCTCAAAGCATTAGGCGAAGTCGAGGGAATTGATGCGTTTAAGAAGCGCAGCGAGGTCACGCACATCATTAAGCCCATCGAAGAGGTGGAGCGAGAGCTAATGAGCGTGCTGGAGGGGATTGAGTACAAGGTTTTGGACAGCGGGGACGAGAAGAAAGCCCTGCCAAACCTAGAATAAACATAAAAAACCGTGCAACTGACCCAAGAAAACCTCGCCAAACTGCGTCAAGCCTTGCCGACTCTGCCGGATAAGGAGAAACGGCGCGTTGCCGACCTCCTGAAGCAGTATCAGAACCAAATTACGCAGAAACTAGACATCGCTCCCCGTCACGGCAAGTCAGAAATGATCAGCTACCTCGCTCCGGCGTGGTTCCTAGGCAAATTCCCGCAGAAGAAGGTCATCATGGCCTCACACACCGCAGATCTTGCGGTGAATTTCGGTCGTCGGGTACGTAACTTAGTGGGAGCAGAGAATTACCGTGACATCTTCCCCAACGTCTCTCTCCAAGCTGACTCTAAAAGTGCTTCTCGCTGGGGTACGAACTTTAATGGTGAGTATTTTGCTATTGGTGTTGGCGGTGCCTTGGCTGGTCGGGGTGCTGATCTATTCATTATTGATGATCCTCATTCTGAACAAGAGGCCAAGCAAGGAAGGGCTGATGTATTTGAGCCTGCTTGGGAATGGTTCCAATCGGGCCCCGTCCAACGACTGATGCCGGGCGGCGCGATCATCGTGGTGATGACGCGATGGTCGAAGATGGATCTGACGGGGAAGATCGTCGATCACATGACCCGCGAAGAGGGTGCAGATCAGTGGGAAGTAGTCGAGTTTCCCGCCATCCTCAACGAGAAACCGCTTTGGCCTGAGTTCTGGGATATCGACGAGTTGCTGGCTAAAAAGGCCAGTATGGATGTGCGGTATTGGCAAGCCCAGTACATGCAGCAGCCGACCTCGGAAGAAGGCGCGCTTCTCAAGCGGGAGTGGTGGCAGGTATGGGAGGGAGATAATCCGCCCCCGTGCGAGCACATCATCATGAGCCTCGACGCTGCCCAAGAGAAATCAAACCGGTCGGACTTCAACGCCCTCACAACGTGGGGTGTTTTCTTTAATGAAGAGACAAAAAACTACAACATAATCCTGCTCAACTCCATCAAGCAGCGACTCGAATTCCCTGAGTTAAAGGCGATGGTGTTGGAGGAGTACAAGGAGTGGAACCCGGACACGTTCATCGTGGAGAAGAAGTCCAACGGCGCGGCCTTGTATCAGGAGTTCCGCCGGATGGGTGTGCCCATCAGTGAGTTCACGCCGGGTAAGGGTCAGGACAAGATCAGCCGGGTCAATGCGGTGTCAGACTTGTTTTCTTCAGGTATAGTCTGGTGTACTGACCATAGGTGGGCCAGAGAAGTAGTCGAGGAGTGTAACGACTTCCCGAGCGGTACACACGACGACTTGGTGGACTCTACTACTCTCGCCCTCCTGCGCTTCAGGCAGGGTGGGTTTATTCGACTTCCGTCAGACGAGCCGGAACCAACAAAGTGGTTCAAGAGCCATCGGCGCGAAGGCTACTACTAGGAGAGTTTAGATGGCCGTCGATAAAAGTTTGATGGAAGCTCCGCAAGGCATTGCTGGCATGGCGATGGACATGGAGCCGATTGAGATTGAGATCGTTGACCCTGAAGAGGTCAGGATTGGCGTAGATGGGATGGTCATTGAGATGGCCAAGGCAGAACCCCGCGCTGAAGACTTCGATGCCAACCTTGCAGACTTTATTGACGAGCAGGAACTTCAGATTCTTGCCTCCGAGTTGATTGGAGATTACGAGCAAGACCTCTCCTCCCGCAAAGACTGGCTCGATACCTACGTCAAAGGTTTGAAGATTCTGGGTATCCGATACGAGGATCGGACAGAGCCGTGGCCGGGTGCGTGTGGTGTGTTCCACCCGCTTCTTATGGAGAGTGCGGTCAAGTTCCAGTCCGAGACGATCATGGAGACCTTCCCTGCGATGGGGCCGGTCAAGACCAAGATCATCGGCAAGGAGACGGCAGAGAAGAAAGACTCGGCCATTCGTGTCGCGGATGACATGAACTATAAGTTGACCGAGGAGATGAAGGAGTATCGGCCAGAACACGAACGCCTCCTCCTGTCCCTAGCCCTCGCGGGTAACTCCTTTAAGAAGGTGTACTACGACCCGTCGCTTGGTCGTCAGACTGCGGTCTATATCCCGGCTGAAGATATCGTGGTGCCATACGGCGCTGCCAACATTGAGTCAGCCGAGCGTGTTACGCACCGGATGCGTAAGACTAAGAATGAGGTGAAGAAGCTTCAGTACGCAGGCTTCTATAAGGATGTGGATCTGGGTGATCCGATCCGTGTCATGGACGAGGTTGAGAAGCAGAAGGCTGAAGATCAAGGCTTCAGCGCGAGCATGGACGAGCGGTTCCAGTTGCTTGAGATGCACGTGAGTTTGGATCTCAAGGACTACCCGGACGTTGATGACGACAATAGTGAGACTGGGATTGCGTTGCCGTACGTGGTGACGATTGAGAAGGGTACGGGGACGATCTTAGCAATCCGAAGGAATTGGAGGGAAGATGACAAGCTCAAGCAAAAGCGACAGCATTTCGTCCACTACGGATATATACCCGGATTTGGATTTTACTACTTCGGCCTTATTCACCTCATCGGGGGACATAGTAAGGCTGCAACGTCCCTCCTTCGACAACTTATCGATGCAGGAACTCTCTCAAATCTCCCCGGAGGACTTAAGTCTAGAGGACTACGAATTAAGGGAGACGATACTCCGATTGCACCGGGAGAGTGGCGAGATGTAGACGTACCCTCGGGTGCGATCAAAGACAATATCCTCCCGCTTCCGTACAAAGAACCTTCGCAGACTTTGGCTACCCTTATGGATCGGGTGGTCGAGGAAGGACGCCGCTTCGCTGCGGTGTCGGATCTGAAGGTATCGGATATGTCTTCGCAGGCTCCGGTGGGCACTACGCTCGCTATCTTGGAGCGCGTGTTGAAGGTGATGTCGGCTGTTCAGGCTCGCATTCACTACACGATGAAGCAGGAGTTCAAGCTCCTCGCTGCGATTATTCGTGACTACACCCCGGATGAGTATTCGTACGAGCCGGAAGTCGGCGGTCGCAAGGCCAAGAAGTCTGACTACGATAACGTCGATATCCTCCCGGTCAGTGATCCGAATGCGGCAACGATGTCGCAGAAGGTGGTGCAGTATCAGGCAGTGCTTCAACTGTCGCAGTCTGCTCCACAAATTTACGATCTACCCTATTTGCATCGTCAGATGATTGAGACGCTTGGCATACGAAACGCCAACAAGATCGTCCCGTCGCCTGATGATCAGAAGCCCGTAGACCCCGTGACGGAAAATATGAACATCATGAACGGCAAACCCGTGAAGGCGTTCTATTACCAAGACCACGAGGCGCATCTACAGGTTCACATGATGGCTATGCAGGATCCAAAGATCATGCAGATTGTGGGTCAAAACCCGCAGGCTCAGGCAATCATGGCCGCTGGCGCTGCTCACATCATGGAGCACGTTGCCTTTCAATACCGCAAGGAAATCGAGAAACAGTTGGGAGCAAATCTCCCGCCGATGCCCGATGCGGAGAAGGACGAGAACTTCCTGCCAGAAGCAGCCGAGGTTCAGATCTCTCAACTTGCCGCAGCAGCCGCTGCCAAACTGCTACAGAAGGATCAGGCCGAGGCTCAAGCACAGCAGGCCCAGCAACAGGCTCAAGATCCTGTCGTCCAGATGCAGCAGATGGAGCTTCAACTCCGACAGCAGGAGTTGCAGATCGAGTCTCAAAAATTGCAGCTTAACGCTCAAATCCAGCAGCAGAAGTTGCAACTTGATGCTCAGGTCAAGATGGCTGATCAGCAGCGCAAGGAGAAGGAGTTGCAGATTGATGCGGCTCTTAAGGCTGACGAGATCGAGGAGTAAATGAGTTATACGACACCTCTTGAGTACCTCAAATCAAAACTTGAGGACGAGCGTTCCAACATCGTGTCTTTTCTGTCTCAGGGCACGCTGAAGGACATCGAGGAGTACCGAAGATTGTGCGGGATCATCCAAGGTCTTGATGCCGCCAAAGTTCATATTAATGACCTTGAAAAACGGATGGAGACAGGCGATGAGTAACATTGATATTGAGAAGACACAGGAGGAAGCGAAGAAGGCTTCCTTGCTCCCAGCGCCGAGAGGGTATCGGTTGCTGTGCGCGGTTCCTCATGTAGAAGAGGAATTTGAAGGCGGAATCGTCAAGGCCGAAGACACCAAGCGAACGGAGGAACTGACTACGGTTGTTCTCTTCGTCGTGAAGATGGGTGACATGGCCTACAACGATAAGGATCGGTTTCCTACCGGCCCTTGGTGCAAAGAGGGGGATTTCGTCCTCACTCGCCCGTACGCGGGCACCCGTGTGGTCATTCATGGCCGCGAGTTCCGACTTATCAACGACGACAGTGTGGAAGCGGTGGTCGATGACCCCCGTGGTATCCGCCGCGCATAAGGAGTGATTTATGGCTAATGAAGAATTTAAATTCCCAGACGAGGTAGAGGCTGAAGCCAAAGCCACGCCGGGAGCCGATGATTTCAGCATTGAGGTCATCGATGACATGCCTCCAGAGGATCGGGCACACGCTAAGCCGATGCCGAAGGAGATCGTTGAGAATCTGGAAAAGGACGAACTTGACCAGTATTCAGACGATGTAAAGGAACGCTTCAAGCAGATGAAGAAGGTTTGGAACGACGAGCGTCGGGCCAAGGAATCTGCTGCTCGTGAGCGTGAGGAAGCCCTCAAGTTTGCTCAAGCCCAAATGGAGGAGAACAAGCGTCTCAAACAGCGCCTTGGCGTTGGTGAGCGTGTCTTCATCCAAGAGGTAACTAAGGCGGCTAACACCGAGTTGGCAGTCGCTAAAGATAAACTTAAGCAAGCTTATGATTCGGGTGATTCGGAGAGTATTGCCTCGGCACAGGAGGCTATGACCGATGCCAAGCTGCGTTTGAAGCAGTACGAAAATTTCCGACCCTCTTTACAAGACGAAGATTCGCGTGTACAAGAAAACCAACAGGTAACGACACCACAAGCGCCTGCTCCAGCTATCGACCCAAAAGCCGATGCTTGGAAACGGAATAACACTTGGTTCGGTGTGGACGAGGAGATGACCGCCCTCGCGCTCGGCCTTCATGAAAAATTGGTCAGGTCTGGAATCGATCCGCGTAGTGACGACTACTACCAACAGATCGATGCGACGATGAAGAGGCGGTTTCCGGAGGCGTTCGAAGACGCTGAAGAGGAAGCCAAACCTCAGAAGGAAGTGGCCAAAACCGCTCCCAAGCCCAAGCCGTCCACAAACGTGGCTCCTGTGACGCGGGGAACCGCGCCTCGTCAGATTCGTTTGACAGCTACGCAAGTTGCTCTGGCTAAGAAACTTGGCTTGAGTAATGAACAGTATGCACGGGAACTTATGAAACTGGAGAACGACAATGGCTGAGAATCGTCTGCAACGAGAAGTTGAGAATAGAGACGCCGCGCAGCGGAAAGCATCGTGGGCACCGCCCCAAACGCTCCCCGAACCGGAGCCGCAGGAAGGTTGGGTGTTCCGATGGATTCGGACAAGTATTATGGGTCAGGCTGATCCCACTAATACATCTGCAAAATTTCGTGAAGGTTGGGAGCCAGTCAAAGCTGCCGAACAACCTAAGCTAATGTTGCAAGCCGATCCCAATGGACGTTTTAAAGACAACATTGAGATTGGTGGGTTGTTGCTCTGTAAGGCTCCGGCTGAACTGATGAAGCAGCGTGATGATTATTACGCGAAGCAGGCGCAGTCTCAGATCCAGTCTGTAGACAACAACTTTATGAGGCTGAACGATGAGCGTATGCCACTCTTTAACGAGAGGAAGACATCGGTCTCGTTCGGCAAGGGTAAATAATTTCTTTATTGGAGTAACAAATGGCTTATCCTTCCGTTGACAAGCCTTATGGCTTGAAGCCGATCAACTTGATCGGTGGGCAGGTGTTTGCCGGTTCGACCCGTCAGCGTCGTATCGCTTCCAGTGCGGATAGCATTGGTTTCGGCGACCCGTTGGAGTTCGCATCGGACGGCACCGTTAAAGTAACGACTGCCACGACGACGGCCCCGACCGCTGGCTTTGCCGGTGTGTTTTTGGGCTGCACGTTCGTGTCCTCTGTGACGGGTCAGCCGACCTACTCGCAGCAGTGGACTTCGGGTACCTCGGTCAAGGCCAACACGTACATTGTTGCGTATGTGGCTGATGATCCGGACACCCTGTTCAAGGCTGTGGGCGTGACGGCTTCGCTCGTTGTGTCCACCACGGGTGGCTTCACGTATTCGAACGTTGGCAACAACGTGGCTCTCGTAGCCAATACGCTGAACACCACGAGTGGTGATTCGCAGCAGGGTCTGTTGGTCTCGTCGGCCAGCACCACGCTGTCTCTGCCGATCCGCATCGTTGATGTTGTTGAAGACACGGCCTTCGTGTCGAGCGGCACCGTCTATTACCCGGAAGTCATCGTTAAGTTCAATGCAGCTTACGTGAACTCTGGTGTGATCGAGGGTGGTCACTCTTACAACAACCCGACTGGCGTTTAATAGGGAGTTCTAAGACATGGCTATTTCACGCGCACAATTACTTAAGGAACTCCTTCCGGGCTTGAACGCCCTGTTCGGCCTTGAGTACAAGACCTATGGCGAAGAGCACAAAGAGATCTACGAAACTGAGACCTCTGAGCGTTCCTTCGAAGAAGAGACCAAGCTTTCTGGTTTCAGCGCCGCTCCGGTAAAGGCCGAAGGTGCTGCGATTGCGTATGACAACGCGCAGGAAGCATGGACTGCTCGCTACAACCACGAGACGATTGCTCTCGGCTTCTCCATCACGGAAGAAGCGGTTGAAGACAACCTGTACGACTCGCTCAGCAAGCGTTATACGAAGGCTCTTGCTCGCGCTATGGCGTACACGAAGCAAGTCAAGGCGGCTTCTGTTCTGAACAATGGCTTCTCGTCCAGCTACGTTGGTGGCGACGGTCAGGCTCTGTTCAGCGCGAACCACCCGCTTGTCTCAGGCGGCACCAACAGCAACCGTCTGACGGCCTCGGATCTCAACGAAACCTCGTTGGAAGCTGCGGTTATTCAGATCGCTGGTTGGACGGACGAGCGCGGTCTCTTGATCGCGGCGAAGCCCAATAAGCTCATCGTTCCCCCGGCCTTGATGTTCGTTGCCAAGCGTCTTCTCGACACGGAACTCCGTGTTGCGACCGCCGATAACGACATCAACGCTCTGAAGGCGATGGGTTCGATTCCGGGCGGCTACACCGTCAACCACTTCCTGACCGACACGAATGCGTGGTTCCTGACCACGGACGTTCCGAACGGCATGAAGCACTTCGTTCGTACCCCGCTGGCTAACAGCATGGACGGCGATTTCGACACCGGCAACGTCCGGTACAAGAGCCGCGAGCGTTATAGCTTCGGCTGGTCGGATCCGCTGGGCATGTTCGGTTCGCCGGGTTCGACCTAATAGGTTGATGACCTAGAGAGATTGGGGGGTTACAAGTAGCAATGCTTGTAGCCCCTCTTTTTTAGTGATATACAGTCGTTCATCGGGATTAACAGGTTTATCAGACAGACCCGACTGACGACATGCAGACTGATAAACCTACTCGCATGTGAGGATTTGAAATGGCACGTACAACTTTTAGCGGCCCGGTTGCTTCCGACAATGGTTTCATTGGCGTTATTGCTTCCGATTCTGCCGTTGTTACTAACCTTCTTTGCACGACCCTGACGATTGGCAGCACCAAGCTGACCACGGGTTCGGTATCGGGCACGGTATCGGTTCAGGCCGGTCGCATCCCGGTTCTCATCGGCAGCACGACGCTCTACATCGGTCTGTACGCCAGTCTGGTTCCGTAAGATTTCGTGGGGGGCGTAAGCCCCCTTCATCCATTACAGGAGAACCAGAATGCAAACAGATGTCTTAGCTAGTAAGGTCGCCACAAATGCTGGCGACCTGCTGGATCAAAATAGCCTCGTTATTGGCCGCTCTCGCGTGAAGGCGATTTATGTTGTTCCGGATACGGGTGCTGGCACGGTCACGTTTCGTGATGGTGGAGTCAGTGGCCCGGTAAAAATTCAGATCAACACGTTGGCCTCTTCCACCACTCCTGACTACATCCTGATGCCGGGTGAAGGATTGCTCTTCCAAACGAGCATCTACATCGTCCCGTCAGCCGTAGTCTCGACGATGGTCATTTATGGCTAAGTCTCCCGCTTGGCAGCGTAAGGAAGGTAAGAACCCCGCTGGCGGCTTAAATGCTAAAGGCAGGGCTTCCTACAACCGGGCTAATCCCGGCAAGCCGGGACTCAAGGCTCCGCAGCCTGAAGGCGGCTCTCGTAAGAAATCCTTCTGTGCCCGGATGTCTGGGATGAAGAAGAAACTCACGAGCGCCAAGACTGCCAATGACCCCAACTCCCGTATCAACAAGTCTCTTAGAGCATGGAAGTGCTGATATGGAGATGGTTGTCTGGAACATGGTTCTTACGGGAATCGTGGCCATTTTGGGTTTTGTTGTGAAAGAGAAGTTTGAAGAACTCAAGCGTCTCGGCATCCTTCTCAACAGAACTCGGGAAGAAGTTGCTAGGGATCACGTGACCCGTGCGGAAGTACGGGCTGATGCACAAATGCTGCTTGACCGGCTTGATCGGTTGGAGCAAAAGATTGACAGGTTGGTGAATCATGCCAAGTAAGTCAGGCAAACAGCACCGACTAATGGCCTTGGTCGCTAACGATCCGAAAGCAGCCAAGCGATTGGGTATCCCACAAAAAGTGGGCAAAGAGTACGTCAAGGCCGACAAAGGCCGCAAATTTAAGAGGAAATAATCATGGGCATGTCACCGAAAGCGATGAATATGGCGAAAGCGCGTATGGCCGACCGTGCTGGCCGCGCAATGATGGCTCCGCAGCCCCAGATGGGCATGAAGAAGGGCGGTAAGGCCGAGTCAAAAGCAATGGCCAAGAAAGAGATCTCCTTCATGAAGAAGAAGGGCGCTCCGAAGTCCATGATCAAGCACGAGAAAGCCGAGTACGGCATGAAGAAGGGCGGTATGGCCGGTGGTTCCTTCCGTAAGGCCGCTGACGGTATCGCCTCTAAGGGCAAGACCAAGGTCAAGATGGTTCGTATGAACTACGGCGGTAAGTGCTGATGAAGTACAAAATGGGCGGACATATCAAAAAACCCCCTGAACCTGTTAGACCGCTTTCAAAAGGTCCGCAAGGTCGGCGGCGTTATCCCGGTCAGAACGAGGCTGATAAAAAGCGTCGTGAGGCAATGCAGGCTGTCGAGGACAGTGATATGTCCACCAAGATGCAGGAAGCTTACGAGCGTTTTGGCCGTAGTTCCGAGTCTGACTCGCCGGGCTATAAGAAGGGCGGTAAGGTCAAGAAGATGGCCGGTGGCGGCTCCGCTTCCAAACGTGCTGATGGCTGCGCTGTTCGCGGCAAAACACGAGGTAAGATGGTATGAAAGGTTTTGGTAGCCGTGGCTTCGGCACAAAGAAGCGCATGCGTAAGTTTGAAGAAGGCGGTGCGACTGATTACGCCGAGTCCGGCAGTGCCGGTGGCACAAACATCAGTTTTGGCGAAGCCTTTCGCGCTGCTCGCAAACAGGGCCTGAAGACTTTCACATGGCGTGGCAAGGAATACTCAACAGACACCAAGGAAGATAAGGCTAAAAAGGCCGAGAAGTCCTTGACCGAAGTTGAAGTGACTAGCAAGCGTCCTGACTTCTCTAAGATTTACGAGATGGACAAGGTGACGGATAAGGCTGGCGCTGGTAGTCGCGGTGTCCCCCGTCGCGGCGGCGCTCGTGATCCTGAAGCGTCTAAGAAGGTTGAAGCCAAGATTGATGAGAAGATTGGCGCGTCAATCCGTGGTTCGACCAGCAGCATGAAGAATACGGATAGCGTTTATGAGCGTCTTGCTCGCGGCTCAAATGAGTCTGAGCGTAAGGCCAAGCGCGTTCGTGAAGCCCGTGAAGCGATGAGTTATCGCAAGGGCGGCTCAGTCGGCTCCGCTTCTAAGCGTGCTGACGGTATCGCACAGCGCGGTAAGACTCGTGGGAAGATGTGCTAATGATGCCCTCTCGCGGAATGGGTGCAATTAGTCCGAAGAAGATCCCCCGTGCTAAACGCCGGGGGGACTCTAAGCCTGTAGAAGGCACGGGTAAGCCCATCCGCACCTTTAAGAAAGGCGGCGAGTCGAAGGTCAATCAGGCTGGCAACTACACCAAGCCGGGTATGCGTAAGAAGTTGTTTGAGTCCATCAAGGCTTCGGCAACGCAGGGCACCGGTGCAGGGCAGTGGTCAGCGCGTAAGGCGCAGTTGTTAGCCAAGCGGTACAAGGAGAAGGGCGGTGGATACCGGGACTGACATCGAACTTTTCAAAGCGCAGGTTCAGGCTGAACTAAATCGGCTTGAGGCCAAGGCGTCTGCTAAGACTGTTGCTGGTAAGGCTATCGGCAAAGACGGTCTGAAGTACATTACAGCCATCGTCGTGATTGGCGTCGTCTCTAGCCTCTTCTTGGATAACGACAAGATCGCTGCCGTGATGGGGCTGCTTGGCGCGTCTCTGACCGCTTTGATCTCGATGCTGAACGGCATTGCAGGCACGGTTGAGAAGGAAGAGAAGCCCGAGTACGCGGTCATCAAGGAACTTATCGCCAAGTTGGATCGGCTGGATCGCAAGGAAATGCCCATGAGGGTCGATGTCGAGGGCGACCATGTGACCGTCACCAAGGGTGATGATGTGGTTAGGGCAAGCAAGTGAACATGCAGAAGATTGTAGATATGTTGTTTCCGGTTCTTCTGGCCGCCGTTGGCTGGCTATTGGCCGAGATTGCATCATTCAACAATCGGCTGATTGCTATCGAGTCGAAGATTCCAATCTTGATTACCGAAGACGGCGTGCCGACCGACAGCCCGTTGAGCGCCTCCAAGCGGCAAGAACTTAAAGACGAGATCATGGAAGACATCCATGACTTGCAAGTGCGGGTCAAGTTGATGGAAGAGCGCAACAAATGAAGTCCCCGCAGCAGTCCTTGAAGGCTTGGGGCGACCAGAAGTGGAGAACGAAGAGTGGTAAACGATCTTCTGACACGGGCGAAAGGTATCTTCCAGAGGCTGCGATTAAAGCTCTCAGCCCTGCTGAGTACGCCCGAACCACTGCCGCCAAGCGACGAGGCAAAGCCCAAGGCAAGCAGTTCGTCGCGCAGCCCAAGGGTATATCGCAAAAAACCCGTGCGTATCGTCAAAGGGGCAAAGGGTAAGTAAATGGCCTACAAGACTACAGCAACGACGGACTTCAACCTTGATCTCAACACGATCATCGAAGAGGCTTTTGAGCGTTGTGGTGCTGAGTTGCGGACGGGTTACGACTTCCGTACCGCCAAGCGCAGTCTTGGTCTATTGCTCATGGACTGGGCAAACCGTGGTATTAACCTCTGGACGTTGGAGACCGGTACCCAAACTTTGACGTACAACGTCGGTACGTATGACCTGCCGGTAGATACGGTTGACCTGCTTGACCATGTGATCCGCACCGGGTCTGGCACGAACCAGCAGGACATCAACATCTCGCGTATCTCATCTAGCACGTACGTGTCGATCCCGAACAAGAATGCGACGGGTCGCCCGATTCAGATCTGGATCAATCGTCGTACGGGTGCAACGGATGCGGCTGGTACGATTATCTACCCGCAATATACGGTGTGGCCGAAGCCCGATAACAGCACGACTTGGACGCTGTTCTACACTCGCCTTGTCCGTATGACTGATCCCGGCACGGGCGTGAATGGTCAGGACATTCCGTTTCGCTTCTTGCCCTGCATGGTGGCGGGTTTGGCCTATATGCTGTCTATGAAAATCCCAAACGCTGATGCCCGTACACAAATGCTGAAAGCCCAGTACGACGAGGCTTGGGACTTGGCGGCTGGCGAGGATCGAGAAAAAGCGGCAGTGCGGTTCGTACCACGTGAGAGTTTCTTGGGTGGTTACTAATGCCGAACAGGTTTGCAAGTGGCAAGCACGCGATTGCGATGTGCGACCGGTGTGGGTTTCAGTACAAACTCCGCCAGTTAAAGTCGCTAGTGATCAAGACCAAGAACGTGAATATCTTGGTCTGTCCGGAGTGCTGGGAGCCAGATCAGCCCCAGTTGTCGCTTGGTCTTTACCCGGTGGACGACCCGCAGGCGTTGCGGAATCCAAGGCCGGACACGAGCTACTTTGCGGTGGGCAATGACGGCGCGAATGGCAGTCGTCAGATACAATGGGGCTGGGCACCCGTAGGCGGGGCCAGAGCAGATGATGCAGGATTAACTCCTAACGACCTAGCGCCGTTTGGAGAAGTTGGAACGGTTACGGTCGTTACGACCTAGGAGACTGAAATGGCTATGACTTTAAAAGAACACGCCAAACTTCCGGCGAATAAGGCCCACGGTAAGAACGCCAAGGGCTTTCGTGCTGGTGGCAAGACCAACAGCGAAATGAAGAAGTACGGTCGCGGTATGGCGAAGGTGATGAACCAACGCAGCCCGATGCGCGGCTCTTCTGGCCCGAGGTAATTGCCATGAAAGAACTGAATCCCGGCAAAATTAGGCCGAACACGGACTCCACGGGGCGTAATGGCTACCCGGAGAAGGATGTGAACAAGGGCGTCACCCACATGGAAATGAAGGGTGCTGGTGCTGCCACGAAGGGTAAGAAGTTCGTGTCGCAGATCAACCTTGAGAACAACGCCAAGTACAGGGCGGGCTGGTCGCCGTGAACTACTCTCAGCTTACTACGCTGATTCAGGACTATTGTGAGTCCACGGAGCAGAGCTTCGTGGCGAATATTCCTACGTTTGTGCAGTTGGCTGAAGAGCGGATTTACAACACGGTTCAACTTCCGGCCATTCGTAAGAACGTGACGGGTAGCACGAGCAACGGGAACCAATATCTCTCGTTGCCATCAGACTGGCTCTCGACGTTCTCAATGGCCGTGATTGACCCCACGACTCAGGATTACGAGTACCTGCTCAATAAGGATGTGAACTACATCCGTGCGGCGTACCCGCCTCCGACCAGCACCGGCAAGCCTGCTTACTACGCCATCTTCGATGACACGACGATGTTGCTGGGGCCGACTCCGGATGCGGCGTATACGATTGAACTGCACTATTACTACTACCCAACTTCCATCGTGAACTCGGGTACTTCTTGGCTCGGCACCAACTTTGAGACGGTGCTGCTGTACGGTTCGCTTCGTGAAGCCTATACCTACTTGAAAGGCTCCGAAGACATGATGAACTACTACGAGCAAAAGTATCAGGAGTCGCTGGGTCAACTGAAGCGCCTTGGCGATGGCTTGGATCGTCAGGATGCGTACCGTTCTGGTCAAGTTAGGGTTCCGGTGACTTAATGTTTAACGCAGGAACAGAAATCGGTAATGTGTTTGTCCAAACGACAGACCATCGTGAACATACGGTAGAAGAGATTGCGGAGCGTGCGGTTAATCGTGCGATTCGCGTGGACTCACAAGAAGGTTTGAAGCAGGTACTAATTAAGTATCTGCAAGAGGCGCAAGACTCGGCCTTGAAGACTGCGCGACGTACGTTGATTGAACAAGGTTTTGACGACGCGGCAGCGCGTTTAGGAGACTGAAATGGCGATTACTCAGGCAATGGCTACGTCGTTTAAGGTTGAGATCCTTGACGGCATTCATAACTTTGGTACCGGCG